GCCGACAACAACTGGCGCGGCATTGCCTGGTCTCCGGCGTTGGGCCTGTTCGTGGCCGTGGCGGAGACCGGGACGAACAACCGGGTGATGACCTCGCCCGACGGGATCACCTGGACGATCCGCACCAGCGCCGCCGACAACAACTGGCGAGCCATCGCATGGTCGCCGCAGCTGGGTCTGTTCGTGGCCGTGGCCCTTAGCGGGACGGGCAACGGGGTGATGACCTCGCCCGATGGGATCACCTGGACGATCCGCACCACGCCCGCCGACAATAGCTGGACTGCTATCGCCTGGTCGCCTGAGCGCGGTCTGTTCGTGGCCGTGGCCCTTAGCGGGGTGGGCAACCGGGTGATGACCTCACCAGGGGTACCGGTGGGGGCCGCCCTGGTTGAGAACGAGATGGACAGCGAGGAAAGTTTCGTGGCGCGGCTCGATGTCGTGCTGTGGCACGGGGAGTGAGACATGACCAAGCGGAGATCCGAGACCGGCGAGCTGATCCCTTCGGCCGCGACCGTTTCCACGGAAACGGCGCCGGAGTCCGTACCCCAGGGGACCATCGAAGCGGGCGGGGCGGCCGAGTGCCCGTTCGACCTGGCCACCTGGAAGGGGTTCCCGCAGTGGCGCTGCCGGCGGTGCGCGTGGGACACGCTGGCCGGCGAGGAGGCCATCCTGGCGCACCTCCAAGAGGTCCACGAACCGCCGCTGCGGCCGCCGAGTCCGCCGCTTGTAGCCGTCTCTGACCGATGGGGCCGCGAGGTGCGCCCTCTACAGGGTGCGCAGCGCGAGCCCGCCCAAGCTCCGCCCTCCGAGGGCGGACACACAGTCCCGGGGTCCTACCGGGAGGAGGAATGAGCGATGCCGAAAACTACGCTGACCAAGACGGTGGCCCCGGGACGCTATCCCAGTCCCGCCGTGGGCGTGGCGCTGACGATGGCGGTCGCCGACGTGCCCAACAAGAATCAGTTCCTGGCCAAGGGCAGCGACTTGGTGGTGGCCCACAACACGCACGCGACGCTGGCGAAGACGGTCACGATCAACAGCGCCAACGATCCCTACGGCCGCAAGGGCGACATCACGGCGCACAGCATCCCCGCCCTCAGCTACGCCGTGTTCGGGCCGTTCCTGCCGCTGGGGTGGCAGAACCCGGACGGCTTCGTGTATCTGGAGGCCGAGAGCGCCGACGTGAAGTTCGGCGTGGTCGAGCTGCCCGCGTAGGCGGGTCCATAGTTTCCGGAGATCCGGAAGGAGGCAAGTATCCATGAGCCCCGCAATTGCTTCGTTTGGAACGCTGCTGAAGATCGGCGACGGCGCCGGGCCCGAAAACTTCACCACGATCGCCGAGGTGAGGGACATCAGTGGCCCGAAGCTCGAGCAGGCCACGGAGGAAGTGACCCACCACGGCTCGGCGGGCGGCTGGCGCGAGTTCGTCGGGACCCTGCTCTCGGCGGGCGAGGTGACCTTCGACCTGAACTTCGTCCCAACCGGGGCGACCCACAACCCGACGACGGGTCTGATCGCCGACCTGAAGAACCGGGTGAAGCGCAACTTCAAGCTGGTCTTCCCCGACACCGCCGTCACGACCTGGGCTTTCACCGCCCTGGTGACAGGCTTCGAACCGGAGGAGTCGGTCGAAGGCAGCCTGGCCGCGTCCGTCACCCTGCAGGTCACCGGCCAGCCAACACTCGCCTAGGAGGCACGCTGTGTCCAAGGTACTCACGCGCGACGAGATCGCCGGCGCCCAGGATCTGGGGCTCGAGCGGGTCCACATGCCGGAGTGGGGCGGCGACGTCCTCGTCCGGGGGATGACCGGCGCTGAGCGGGACACCTTCCTGGCCGGCGTGATCGACGGCAAGGGCGGTGTCATCCTGCAGAACCTGACGGCCAAGCTGATCACCGCCACGTTGGTCGACGAGACGGGGAACCGGCTCTTCACCGAGGCTGAGGTCCAGACGCTGGCCGGCAAGTCGGCGGCGGCCCTCACGCGGATCTTCGGCGTGGCCTCGCGCCTTTCGGGGATCAGCCGGGATGACGTCGAGGGGCTGGAAAAAAACTCCGAGGGCGGCCGGAGCGACGGTTCTGGTTCCGGCTAGCCCTGGCGCTGGGGATCCCCGTCGGCGAGCTGCAGCGGCGGATATCGAGCCGGGAGTTCGCCGAGTGGATGGCGTACTACGAGATGGAGCCGTTCGGCGAGGAGCGAGCCGACCTGCGTTCAGGGATCGTGGCCTCGACTGTGGCCAACGCCCACCGGGATGCCAAGCGCCGGCGCAAGCCGTTCCGGCCGCTGGATTTCATGCCGCGCTTCGACGGGCCCAAGAGGCCGAAGGGCGTCGAGTCGATACTGCACATGGTTGAGCTGTTCAACGCCGCCCTGGGCGGCCGCGACCTGCGAGGGAAGAAGCGCTGATGGCAACGCTGAGCAGCCTGATCGTCAGCCTGCTTCTGGATGCGTCCCGCTTCGACGCGGACCTGCGCTCGAGCGTTGAAAGGCTCCAGGACGTCGGGCGCCGGATGCAGACGATCGGCGCCGGGATGACCTCGGTCGGGCGTGGCATGACAATGGGCCTGACGCTGCCGATCATCGGCGCCGGCGTGGCGGCGGTGAAGGCCGCAAGCGACCTCGAGGAGACGGTCAACAAGGTCAACGTCGTCTTTGGCGAGAGCGCGGCAGAGGTCCAGGCCTGGGCCGACACGGCGGCGACGTCGCTCGGCCAGTCGCGGCAGCAGGCTCTCGACGCGGCCGGCACGTTCGGCAACCTGTTCACGTCGATGGAGATGGGGCCGAAAGCCGCGGCCGACATGTCTACCGGTCTGGTGACGCTGGCCACCGACCTGGCCTCGTTCAACAACATCGACCCGACCGAGGCGACGATGGCGCTGCGCGCCGGGCTGGTGGGCGAGGTCGAGCCGCTGCGCCGCTTGGGCGTGAACCTCAACGCGGCGACGATCGCTGCCAAGGCGATGGAGCTCGGCCTGGTCGACCTGAGCGTTGACATGACCGCCGTGCAAGGGCTCACCCTCGACCTGGAAAAGGCGCAGATCGCCGACACGGAAGCCATCGCCAAGTGGGGCGAGGGAAGCATTCAGGCCCGCGATTCGGCCCAGAAGCTGGCCGAGATCCAGGAGCGTCTCAACGAGGCGACCCTGGGCGCTCAGGAGGCGCTCACGCCGGCGCAGCGGGCGCAGGCGGCCTACGCCCTGATCATGGAGCAGACGACGAACGCGCAGGGCGACTTCATCCGGACGAGCGACAGCCTGGCCAACTCACAGCGCACCCTCAAGGCACAGCTGGTCGACGCGGCGGGCGCCATTGGCACGGACTTGCTCCCCATCGCCAAGGAACTGGTCGTCTGGCTTCAAGGCCTCATAGAGAAGTTCACGGCGCTGGATCCCGCGCAGCGCAAGACCATCCTGACCATCCTGGGCATTGCTGCGGCCGCCGGGCCGCTGCTGATCGTGATCGGCTCCATCGTGGGCGCCATCGGGACACTGCTGCCTGTCCTGGGCGCCGTCGCCGGCGTGTTGACCGGGCCTGTGGGGCTGGCCATCCTGGCCATCGTCGCGATCATCGCCCTCTTCGCGGCGGCCTGGAAAAACAACTGGGGCGGGATCCGCGATGTCCTGACGGCGATCTGGGAGGGGAAGATCAAGCCCTTCCTGAATCAAATGGCTGAGATTTTCCGCAACGTCATCATGCCGGTGATCCGAGCCGTGGCCGACGTCGTGGGCGCCGTCCTCGGGCTGGCCCTGCGCATCCTGGCCGGCCTGTGGACGAACGTCCTATGGCCGGCGCTCCAGAAGGTCTGGAGCTTCCTCGTGGAGAACATCCTGCCGATTCTCCAGCGCGTCGCCGGCGTCGTGATGACTGTCATCGGTCCGGCCCTCCAGTGGTTGAAGGATCACGTGCTGGTGCCGCTCCTGGGACCGTTCAATACGATCCGCGACCTGATCCAGCGCGTCGTCGACAAGCTCAATGCCTTCGCGAACGCGGTCCGTAACGTCAAGCTGCCGAGCTGGTTGACCCCTGGAAGTCCGACGCCATTCGAGCTCGGGCTGCGCGGGATTGTCGGGCAGCTGCGGGCGCTCGAGGGAGGGCTGCCCGCCCTGAGCGTAGGCCTGGCCATGCCGGGGCTTCCGTCCCTGGCGGCAGTCGGCGTGGGCGCTGGCGTACCCACCCGCGGCTTCGGCGGCGGGACCTCCGTGCAAGTCAGCCTGCAGTATTCGCCGCTCGTCTCCCTGGCCGATCGCTACGAGGCCGAGACGCGTCTGGCGCCCTACATCGAGGCAGCCGTGCGCAAGGCCTTCGGGGTGAGCCGATGACGCTACCGGCTCTGCGCTGGGAATTCCAGGTCGACTGGGATGACGATGGCGCGTTTGACAAATTGACCTGGATGCTGCGCTCCTCGCCGCCTACCTGGACGCTCCGCACCACCCCGGACAACAATTGGCTGGGGATCGCCTGGTCGCCTGAGCTCGGTCTGTTCGCGGCCGTGGCCTTTAGCGGGGTGGGCAACCGGGTGATGACCTCGCCCGACGGGATCAACTGGACGCTCCGTACCACCCCCGTCGACAACAGCTGGTTCGCCATCGCCTGGTCGCCGGCGTTGGGTCTGTTCGCGGCCGTGGCCAACAGCGGGACCGGCAATCGAGCGATGACCTCGCCTGACGGGATCAACTGGACGATCCGCACCACGCCCGGCCTTAACAGTTGGTATGGCATCACCTGGTCGCCTGCTCTCGGCCTGTTTGTGGCTGTGGCTTCTAGCGGGGTGGGCAACCGGGTGATGACCTCGCCCGACGGGATCAACTGGACGCTCCGTACCAGCGCTGCCGACAACAACTGGCAGGGTATCGCCTGGTCGCCGGCGTTGGGTCTGTTCGCGGCCGTGGCCAACAGCGGGACCGGCAATCGAGCGATGACCTCGCCCGACGGGATCAACTGGACGATCCGCACCACCCCGGCCGACAACCAGTGGTATGGCCTCGCCTGGTCGCCGGCGTTGGGTCTGTTCGCGGCCGTGGCCAACAGCGGGACCGGCAATCGGGTGATGACGTCGCCCGACGGGATCAACTGGACGATTCGCACCACTCCGGCCGACAACAACTGGTACAGCATCGCCTGGTCGCCTGAGCTCGGGCTGTTCGCGGCTGTCGCCTACAGCGGCGTCAGCAATCGGGTGATGACCTCGCCCAACGGGATCACCTGGACGATCCGCACCACCCCGGCCGACAACAACTGGTACAGCATCGCCTGGTCGCCGCAGCTGGGCCTGTTCGCAGCCGTGGCCTGGAGTGGGATCGGCAACCGGGTCATGACCTCCGCCGACAACTTGTGGGTCGCCATCGCCTGGTCACCTTCGCTGGGCCTGTTCGCGGCCGTGGCGCAGAGCGGCACCGGAAACCGGGCGATGACCTCGCCGGATGGGATCAACTGGACGATTCGCACCACTCCGGCCGACAACAACTGGAGTGGCATCGCCTGGTCGCCGCAGCTCGGCCTGTTCGCGGCCGTGGCCCAGAGCGGCGCCGGCAACCGGGCGATGACCTCGCCCGACGGGATCAACTGGACGATTCGCACCACTCCGGCTGACAACAACTGGAACGCCATCGCCTGGTCTACGGAACTGGGCCTATTCGTAGCCGTGGCACAGGTAACCGGCGTGGGGAACCGGGCGATGACCTCGCCCGACGGGATCAACTGGACGATCCGCACCACTCCGGCCGACAACAACTGGAGTGGCATCGCCTGGTCGCCGCAGCTCGGCCTGTTCGCGGCCGTGGCCCAGAGCGGCGCCGGCAACCGGGCGATGACCTCGCCCGACGGGATCAACTGGACGATTCGCACCACTCCGGCTGACAACAACTGGAACGCCATCGCCTGGTCTACGGAACTGGGCCTATTCGTAGCCGTGGCACGTACCGGCGTGGGCAACCAGGCAATGACTTCGCCTGACGGGATCAACTGGACGATCCGCACCACTCCGGCCGACAATGATTGGTACGGCATCGCCTGGTCCCCTGAGCTGGGCCTGTTCGGGGCGGTGGCCCTCACCGGCACCGGCAACCGGGCGATGACTTCGCCGGACGGGATCAACTGGACGATCCGCACCAGCGCTGCCGACAACCAGTGGCTCGGCATCGCCTGGTCGCCTGCACTGGGCCTGTTCGCGGCCGTGGCGCAGAGCGGCACCGGAAACCGGGCGATGACCTCGGTGACGGTTCCTGATGCAGACGAAGCACAGAACCTCGTGGACCTCAAGGGCCGGCGCGGCCGCGATTTCTTCATCAAGCCCGGCGGCGACGGCTTCGAGCGGTTCTCCGTGGGGACGGCGACGGCGGTCCTCAACAACCCGCAGGGTCGCTACAACGCCTACAACGTGGCCTCGCCACTCTATCCCAATGTCAAGCCCGGGCATTTTGCCAGGATCCGGGTCCACGACGGCCTTGTCACGCATCCCGTCTTCGCCGGACGCATCGCCGATCTCCGCCCTTCGGGCGACGTGCTGAATCCCCGTGTGCAGATCGTCCTCGAGGACGGATGGGCCTGGCTCAAGGAGCGCTCCACCAGCATCGCCGTCAAGGAGAACATCGCCACGGGGACGGCGATCGGGCTGGTGCTCGACGACGTCTCCTGGCCGGCGCTGTGGGGCCGTGACCTGATCGGCTCGGCCGACACGATCCGCTACTGGTGGGCGGACCGCCGCCAGGCGGACCAGGAGATCCAGGACCTGGCGGAGAGCGAGCTCGGCCTGTTCACCATCGCCGCCGACGGCAAGGCGAAGTTCCGCGGCCGGTATGCCTCTGACGACGTCGTTCTAACTGTCTATCAGGCGGACGTGCAGCGGGAGGTCGGCCTGCCCCAGCCGTGGGAGATCGTGCGGGGCAAGGCCAAAGTCATCGTCCATCCCCGTGTGCGCCAGGCGACCGGCGAGCTGTGGCGGTTGCAGGACACGCCCTTCGTCCCCGCCGGCGAGTCGCTGACTCTCTTCGCGCCGTTTTCCTACAACAACCAGGAAGTCCCCGCGCTCGGCGTGCTGACGCCGGTAGCCACGACGGACTACCTGATGAACTCGGCCTCGGATGGCAGCGGGACGAATCTAACGGGAAACTTCACCGTAGTGGCGACGGTCTTCGGCCTGACGGTGAAGCTCGTGGTGTCGAACACCGGGGGCGTAAACGGATACATCACGCTGCTCAAGGTCCGCGGCGATGCGTTGGCAGAGCCCAATCCCACGATCCTCGAGGCCACGGCGGCCGCCAATGTGAGAAGCGTCTTCGAGCACGACCTGCCCTGGCAGCAGAACACGGCCAAGGGCCAGGAGATCGCCGCCCTGCTGGCGAGCCTCCTCTCCGGCCAGCATCTGTATCCATTGGTGAGTGTAGTCGGCCGGCCGGACCTCCAATTTGCCGCCGACCTGCTGGATAGGATCCGTCTCCGGCTTCCGGACTACGGCATCGACGACTACGGCCGCCTGGGGATGGTCGAGCACGAGTGGCTTGACCGTGCCGGGATGCTCGTGCGAACGACGTGGCGGAGCGAGTTCGCCTTTGCTAAATTAGACTGGACGATCCGCACCAGCGCGGCCGACAACGGCTGGGCGGACATCGCCTGGTCGCCCGCCTTGGGTCTGTTCGCCGCCGTGGCCAAGAGCGGCGTCGGCAACCGGGTGATGACCTCGCCCGACGGGATCAACTGGACGATCCGTACCAGCGCCGCCGACAACTTCTGGCTCGCCATCGCTTGGTCTCCCGCCTTGGGTCTGTTCGCCGCCGTGGCCGGCAGCGGCGTGGGCAACCGGGTGATGACCTCGCCCGACGGGATCAACTGGACGATCCGTACCAGCGCCGCCGACAACTTCTGGCACGCCATCGCTTGGTCTCCCGCCTTGGGTCTGTTCGCCGCCGTGGCCGCCAGCGGCGTCGGCAACCGGGTGATGACCTCGCCCGACGGGATCAACTGGACGATCCGCACCAGCGCGGCCGACAACAGTTGGGCGGGCATCGCCTGGTCGCCCGCGTTGGGTCTGTTCGCCGCCGTGGCCTACAGCGGCGTGGGCAACCGGGTGATGACCTCGCCCGACGGGATCAACTGGACGATCCGCACCAGCGCGGCCGACAACAGATGGAATGGCATCGCTTGGTCGCCCGCCTTGGGTCTGTTCGCCGCCGTGGCCGAAACGGGCGTGGGCAACCGGGTGATGACCTCGCCCGACGGGATCAACTGGACGATCCGTACCAGCGCCGCCGACAACAGTTGGGATGGCATCGCCTGGTCGCCCGAGCTGGGCCTGTTTGCGGCCGTGGCCTACAGCGGCGTCGGCAACCGGTCGATGATCTCCCCCGACGGGATCAACTGGACGATCCGCGCGAGCCCGGCCGACAACAGCTGGGATGGCATCGCTTGGTCTCCCGCCTTGGGTCTGTTCGCCGCCGTGGCCGGCAGCGGCACCGGCAACCGGGCGATGACCGGGCAGTGAGGTTTCGATGAACGGAGGAGGCGGTGTCGACTGCAAATGAAAAGCCTTAGCCTTACCTGGCCCTGGAACTGGACCGGCACCCGATGGTCGTTCGAGCAGACCATCCAGGAGATCGTCGCACTCAGGCCCGATCGGGTTGCCCTCCGCGCCATCGAAGGCCCGTTCGAGTATGGCGGGAAGCTGCAGACCAAGGTTGTGTGGAAGGGACGGACCTATCGGGATCTCGAGCGCGCACTGAAAGCCCTGCCGGCGCCGATTCCTGTGGACGTCTGGGGCCCGATCTACCTCAGGCTGTGGGAGGCCGAAGCGCGGCTGCTCAGGGGCACGATCGTCCCGTACTACAACCCGCCCTATGTCTTTCTCGACGTCGAGGGCGACATAGCGCAAAAGCACATCGCCAACCTGGGGCCGTTCCTGAGGGCGCTCGGGCGGCTGCCCTGCAAGGTCTACCTCCAGTCCTACCGCTACGCGCCCGGCAATTCCTGGATGCAGTGGGAGAAGTGGCTCAAGTACCGCGTCGAAGCGCCGGGCGATGAGCCTGGGCGCCCCACAGGCCTCTACATCATCGACGGCCTGGCCCATCAGCTGTATCCGATCGGTGAGACCAATCCCAGCCGTTACCTGGCGCAGGTGGCGCGGGACGTGCAGAGCCACGAGGTGATTGCCCAGCGCGTCGGCCGGCCGGATATCCCCTGGTTCCCCACCCTGCCAGCATTCATCGGAACAGGCTACGAGGCAGCACCAGGCTGGAAGCCCTCGGTGGAGGGCGTCTCGCTCATGGTGGAGTGGCTGAGGCAGAACCTCGGGACGCGCCTGGTGGGGATCAACTTCTGGTCGCTGGACAAGACGCTCTATCGGCTGCCGGAGCTGGCCACCTATATCGCCAACCTGCAGCTTGTTTCCCCGGAAACGCCGCCGCCCGCCCCGCTGCCCGTGCCGCTTGAGGAACGCGTGGCCACGCTGGAAGCCCAACACCAACCCGGAGGCGCTCACCCGTGATGCCCGATACCAATCCGTCCGACGTGGTCCCCGTGCAGCTGGCATTCATCCGGGGGGCGATGGCAGATCTCAAACAGCTCTCCGAGGCCAATGGCCAGGAGCTCGACTCCCTTTCGCAGAAGGTCGACCGGATGGAGTCAGACCAGGCTCACTACTACCGCAAGGTGGACGAGATCCACAAGGAGATCGTGGGCAACCACAGTCCAGGCCTGCGCAATACAGCGGCCGAGCACGAAACGCGGATCACCGTCTTGGAGAAGGTGAAGGTCCCGGAGGCGGAGCTGATGGAAACGCGCCTGGCCAACGTCTCCGAGGTATCCGAGCTCAAGGTCGAGCATGTCAAGGAGGGATCTATCGACTGGAAGTTCCTGGCGATTCTTGCTGTGAACGCCCTGGTCGTCATCATCCTGGCGGCCACCAATCTGAAGTAGGAGGCTTTACGTGAAGACCATTCGCCTGTTTCCGCTGATTGTCCTCGTGTTCCTGTCGCTCTTCCTGATCGCCGCCCGGTCACTGCAGCCGACGGATCCCACCGACCTGGTGGCCGTCCTGACCTGGCTCGCTGGCATTGGCGCGGTCTATGTCGTGGGCTACGGCCTGTCCTTCCTTCTGGAGAAGGTGCCCGGCTGGGGCATGAAGGTTCCCGGCTGGGCTAAGGGAGCGATCATCATCGTCTTTTCGATCGGCGTGGCACTCGGGGCTCAATACCTGCTGACGCAGACACATGTGATCGTCCTGCTGGGCCCCGTCTTCACCCTGATCGTCCAGATGATCCTGGCTTACCTCGGCACCCAGAAGGCCTTCGCCTTCCAGGTCGATCGTAAGCTCCTCGCCGCCAGGCCGCGGGCGGCTCCTGGGTAGTCCAGCTCCGCGTGACGTATAATGGAAGAACCTAACGGCTCCCGCCCCTGGGCTGACCCCCTCAGCTCGGGGGCGGGGCTGTTTGGGCTGGGTCCGCCTTCGCCGCCCGGCTCAATGTCACCCCCTGGTAGGACGCAACTACTCCCGCCGGAGTGGCACAAATCTGCCATAATACAGGGTTGAGAGAGGGAGGTTCCCATGCTACAGGAGGCGGCTCCGGAGCTGACGTTCAGGTTCGATGATATGGACCCCGATACCCGCATCCGGGAGTTGATCCTTTACATATCCGACAAATGCAGCGACGACCCCGGGTATGGTGCGACCAAGCTCAACAAGATCCTCTACCACTCCGACTTCATTGCGTTCCTTCGGGACGGCCGACCCGTGACGGGTGCCGAGTACTCGGCCCTAGAGCACGGGCCGGCGCCGCGGCGGCTAGTCCCAGTAAGGGACAGCTTGATAGCGGAAGGCAACCTCGTGATCAAGCTCCACCCGATCCTTGACAAGGTGCAGCACCGCCCGATCGCGCTGCGCCCACCTCGCCTCGACCTTTTCAGTGCCAGGGACATCTCCATTGTCGACGAGGTGATCCAGGAGCTCTGGGGGAAAACTGCCGCAGAAGTGAGCGACGGATCCCACGGAATAGCATGGGTGGCAACGGACGAGGGCGAGAGCGTCCCCTATGAAGCAGCCTATCTGTCTGACGAGCCTTTGAGCCAGGCGGAGATCGCAAGGGCGCAGGAACTCGCGCGAACTTACGCCTGGGATGTCTGACGCCCACCCCATCTCAGAGGGGAACGAGTACGGCCCGAGTCTGCAGAAGGCCCTGTCCGAGGAGGGAGTCGACCACGCCGCGGCGGCGAGGGTCCTTGCCGTCCTCCAATTGACGCTCGAGAAGAGCCCCTATGAGTGGCGGAAGGTGCCCAACACGAAGCGCCTGTACATGGCGATAACTCGGAGAGTGACTACCGCCGATGGGTTTGTCCCCGCACTGCATGTGATGTTCTCGATTGCCGACAGTGGGGAAGTGACTCTCCTCCATGTGGATATTCACTACATAATTCTCTAGTCTTAGAAGCCGCATTCAGAGCCCCCATCGTCGAGTGACTCTCGCTCGCCCCACTTCCCAGCCGCGTTGCCACTCGCTAGTCGTTGAACAACGTATGTCTGGCCTCAACGCGGCTCAGCCCGCAGTTGCACTTCCACGATCATCCCTCGGCCGACAACGATTCCCTCGAGGAGATCGCGCAGCGCCTGGTTGACCTCGAGCGGCGGCGCGTCGCTCAGGAAGGCAGGTAGCGCCCCGAGGATCCCGGCCAGGCGGTCGACGGTCTTCCGATGCCTTCGGTGCGACGTCTGCTGGTTGGCCCGACGCGCGATCAATTCGGCCTGTTCATCGAGCTCTCGGATCCTGCCGGCGAAGTCCTCGTAGGACATCAGGCCGTCGCCATACGCGCGCTGATAGCGCAGCCTCTTGGCGCTGAGCTGCTCCGGGCTCGGAGCTGGGCTTCCCGTCTTTACACTTACTGGTAAAGCGGGAAGGGATACTCCGTCCAGCAGCGCGTGCAAATGTCCGGCCAGCTGGCTTAGAGCCCTGGCCTCGCTTATTGAGGCCCGCGGGTGTGAGGAGCCGAGGTAGCAGCGCCAGATGGCTCCATCCGACTCGCCTCGTGGGCCGTTCCGAAAGCGGCCAAGGGTAGAGCCGCATTCGGCGCATCGGAGGATACTGCTCAGCTGGTAAACGGGGCGCCGGATCCCGATGTTGCGCCCTCGCCGGCGCCGGATCTCCTCTTGCACCTCTTCGAACTCGTCCTGTGTCCAGAGGGGCTCGTGCTTCCCCTGGCCGATCGCCCACATCGAGCGCGGGAGACCCTGGAGCCGTTTCCGCTGGCCCGATCGGGGATCCGCCTTCACCCGGCTGCGGCCGAAGACGACTAGGCCACAGTAGAAGGGATTGGTGAGGAGCATCCCGATCGTGGCTGGGTTCCAGTGGCTTCGCGGAGGAGGAATTCCCATCGACGTCAGGGCCAGGGCGATATCTGCCCGGCTGTGGCCGGAGAGGAAGAGATTCCTGATCAACTGCAGCGTCTCGATTTCTTGAGAGATCTGCACCGGCACGGCCTTGCGATCTGTCTCTCTCCCCTGTGGCTTGGCATAGCCGTAAGGGATCCCGTTCGCCGGCAGCCCGAACTCTTTCACCCGTCGGGGCATGGCGACGCGATACTTCCGTCGGAGATCGGCGATCTGGGCCCGAGAGATGATCTGACTCAGGCCCTGCACCATGCTCGAGGTATCGGCGGTGTACCCGTCGAACTCCTCCGGAGGCAGCGGATCCACGGGTTGGGAGACGGAGAAGACCTGGGTGCCATAGGCTGCCAGGGTCCGCGAGACAGGATCCAGCAGATCTCGCAGACGGTTGAAGTCGTACAGGACCAGGAGGTTGAAGCGGGCGGCCTGGGCATCGTCCAGCATGAGCCCGAGCTGGGGGATCTCCCGTTCGGCGTCGCGTAGGTTCACCCAGCGGGTGCGGGAGGCCCCGGGGACGACGTAGGGCCCGGAAACCTCATGCCAGCCCCGGGACGTCAGGAGCGATCGGCAGAGCTCTTCCTGGGCGCCCAGGCTGACCTTATCGCTGGCGGCCTGCGTTTCCGTGGAAACGGCCGCCCAGATGGCGGCACGGAAGGGCATGGTGAGCCTCCGGGAGCAGCGGTCAGTGGTCGGTGGTCAGTTCGTCGGGGATTCCTACCAGCATCCGGAGGTCGGTCTCGATCTGAGTCTCTTGGGCGATCGTGGTCTCAGCCCAAGCGAGCCACCAGGTCAGGGCGACGAGAGCCTTGAGGCGAGGGATGATCGGGAAGCGATCGACGCGATGCAGCAAGGCATCGAAGGCGCGGTACTTTTCCGGCAAGGCCACAGGATCCCCCCGACAAAGCTCGGCCTATGGGATGTTCGTATGACCACGCCAGAATCGCAATCCCCCACCAGTCAGCCATCCTCGATTTGTCCCCGCCAAGCAAACCCAAACCGCCCCAAGTCGTGCTTAACCCATCGCGCGGTGGCGCAGGTGTTCAGGGCGAGGGCGCGCTGGCCAGAGCACATGCCTCGACTTCCCTGGCCCCGTCGTCCTCCATGCTAAAGCCGGCATCGCTTCTCGGGCCATCGCCCCAGTCGGAGAACTCGAGGGCATAAGCATTCACCGAAAAGATACCGGCAGGGGATTCTTTCTCCCCTCCCATTGCCCAGACGCCGATTACCTCGCCTGGGTCGATGCCCGGGCCGGTGATCTCAGTTGCGACGAACCAAACTCCGACGAAGTCGTTCGATCTGACGGCCCAAGCCTGAGAGGCTACGTCGTTGTAGTCGGCGACGCCCTTGACGCCAATCCGGATGGCTTCCGACTGTGCCGACCCCGCTGGTTCACAGCGGGACGGCGTCGGTGTGGGTGCTGGCGTCATGGTCGCGGTCGGTATCGACGTCAGATCGCTGGAGGATTCGCATGCCAGGCTGATGAGGATGGGAAGGATGAGGAGCCTTCTTCTCATAGTTGGTTACCCCCAAGTGCATCCTCGACCGTTCCGATCTGGTCCATAAATCCTCGGATCACTCTATCCCTCACCGGTCCGTCCGGCAAGTTGTTGAGGCGATTAACCAGCTGGGCAAACTCGGGAGAGAGTCCCGCCGGATCGAAGTACAAGCCCGGGAGGAAGAACTGGACCGGCTTCTCGAGGAGCTTGGCCAATCGCTCGAGGTCGGCGAATTCGATTGCTTGGTCCCCGCTCTCCCAGCGCGACATGGTGGCGTGAGAGACGCCGAACCGACGGGCCGTCTCGCTGATGGACCATCCCTGGCCTTCCCGGGCCGCCCGGATCTGCCGGCCGATGTACTTCTTGGTCTGCATCTTGGGCCTATTCTAGGAGGCTTTGCGCCGGATGAGCCATTTTAGTACTTGACAAGGCGTACACATTCCGTACAATATCGGGTAGCCGCACGGACGGCTCTTCTCTTGCCTCGATCCGTACGGTATAGGGACAGCTTCTGTGCTTCGTTCGCTCACTCCTCGCATGAAAGAGATCGCCAAGGCCCACGGCTTGGTCTCCCAGCCGCCGCAGGCAGCTGTACAGGCGTTTCGTCGGCTGCTGGCGGAGACGATCAACAAGCACGGCAGCATGTATCTGGCGTCGAAGGAGTTGGGGCTGGCGCCAGCGCAGCTGAATAACTGGTGCAACTACCTCGAGATCCATCGGAAGGTCAAGCGGCCGACGACAGCCCACACCGTGGCCATTCTCCGGGAGAAGGCGCGGTGAGCATGCCCAGCCCGATCGAAGAACTGCGCCGGCCGGCTCCTGACCAGACGGAGATCGATCGTCTCAGCGCGGCCGTGCTGCGGATGCCCCCGGTTGAAGCCGAGGAAGCGGCTCGGGCGGTAAGGCTCCAGCGTTTCGCCATGCGCGTGGAGCAATGGGCAGATCAAGACACTTCGGGCGAATCCTTTGAGGTCGTGGGTAAAAAGCGAAGGGGATGGTGAGACGGACGGATGAAGAAGAAAGCGAACGCGAGCGGATCGAGAATGCTCTGGCAGCCCTGGCTCGTGCTCGCCGCTGTCTTGAGCTCGCTGGCCATCGCCTGCATCGAGCAGGAGACGGCATGCTTAGTTCATCACTACCAGAAATCCTTGACGAGATCGATGAAGCGCACCAGGCCGTCCTTCGCGCCCAGGCCTACATCGGAGGCGAATGGAGAGCCTTCCAGCGACAGCATGGGTATCACGGGGGATGAACTGTGAGCAACATGGGCATCACCGAAGCCATCGCCGCGCGAGCGTTTCAGAGGCTGGACTTGGTTGATCAGGAGCGCGTCCTGGTGCAGGTCGAACGGCTCGTGGAGCGTGGTGTACGGACGGAGGGCATGGCACTGGCGCTGCTGGCGGCCGTGGGCGTTGAAGTGGTGCGAAACGAGCGATCGGAAGAGGCGGAACGAGAAACATGAGCTCGGGCCCCGACGGGGTCCATTCACGGGGCGCGATACCCCTGGCGCTCGCGTGGGTGGTCCCCCTCGGGGTTGAACGTAGCCCCGAGTGGTTCTCTCCTCCTTCGTGAGCCCGCCGCCGGTTCGTTTCGTTGGCGCGGTACAGCCGGCGGCGGGCAGAGGGGTTGTTCATGGGATCGGACGAAGGCAAGGCACTCGAGGCGCAGGTCCTGGCGATCCTCCGGACACACCTCGGGCGGGCGAAGAAGATCAAGCGAGCCGAGTTGGTCTGGACCCTCCGGACCTGCGGCTTCCTTCGTGAGATCTCCGACGAGCATGCCGATCGCAAAGCCCGGGAGGCCATCGAGTCGATCCGGAAGACGGATCCGGAGGGCGGGCGCATCGTGTCGCTCTCGGAGACGTCCGGCTACTGGTGGTCCGAAGACGTGAAGGAGATCCAGCACGCCCAGGCCGAGGACGTGAGCCGGATCGATAACACTCGGGCGAAGATGCGCAACCGCGAGGCCCTCTTGCAACGGCTTGAGGCGGACGGCCTGATGGAGGCTCGGCTGTTCCCGTGACTGCCTTCGATGTCTTCTGCCTAGTCGTCACCGGCCTCGTCAGCCTCGCCGGACTGGTCTGGATGACTTTCAAGTTGGAGAGCATCCTGACCGATCTCGCCGATTGGTGGATGAGCCTCTAGTTTCCCGTGATCGAGCCGCTTCGCTTCGTGCGTGTAGGCAGAGGGGAATCCAACTGCGGGATCTTGATGGACGAGGCCCGGCCTGCCTACCTGGCCATTCCGCACGCGTGGTACCCGAGAGAGAACAAGCTCAATCTGTTCGTGCCCGGCGTGGACATCGAGGTCGTTCTCGATCGGGAGGGGATTGCCTACGTGGCAACGCCCTGGAGTCCGAGGCTGGAGGAGCGGATCGAGGAGCTGATCGTCCTGCTGCATTCGCTCAAGGTCGCGGCGGTGGCGGCGTGAAATCCAAGTTCTGGATCAAGCTCTATCACGAGATCCTCGACGACCCCAAGATGGGGAGCCTCGAAGATCGCCTCTGGAGGAGAGTCGTCGAGCTCTTCCTGTTGGCGGGTGACTTCGACGAGGAAGGCCGGTTGCCGGCGTTGGAGTGGATGGCGTGGCGGCTCCGAAGGACTTCTGAGGAGCTCGAATCGGACTTGGTCGAGATTGCCAAGGCCGGCATCGTCGAGAACCGCGGCGGCTTCTGGTGGGTCTCCAACTTCGCTGAACGGCAGGCGGCAGAGTCTTCGGCCGAAAGGGCCAAGCGGTGGCGGAGAGGGCAACACCAAGGCCAGCTATGGGGGGCCGAACGACATGCGAACGTAAACCGAACGTTTCCCGAGCAAGAGGTAGAGGTAGAGGTAGAGGGAGAGGGAGAGGGAGAGGGAGAGGCGACAGCCCCCCGGGCCGTCGCCGAGGCTGTTCCCGTTGTGGTCGGCTCGGGCATGGTCGAATGCCCCCGTTGCCATGTCCGAGTGAACCCGCTGGCGCTGAACGATCGCTGTGAGGGGTCTCATTACGTCAGGGGTGAGAGGCCGAGCTCATGACCGACTGTGCCCTGGCCGGCTGGCGCGTGCCTTGCCTGGGCCTGGCCCAGAAACATCACATCATCCCACGCGAGTGGACACGAGGAAATCCTTTTGCGCGCAGGGCGAGCGAGGCGCCAGAGCTGATTGCTCTCGTGTGTGGCAATCACAACGCCTGGACCAAGCTGGCCGATCTTCCCGAGGCGCGCGCCATTCTTCTGCGGCACCAGGCGCAGATCTATGGGGAGAAGGCCGTGAGAGAAGCGCTGGAGAAGATCCCCCGGCGGGTCCGGGGGAACGACCTGACCTGGGACCGCCTGATGGCGGCCGTGGAGACGCAAGAGGAGCCAGCATGACCCAAGGCGAGTTCTCTCTGCGCGGGACGCTGAAAGACGTGAAGTGCAAGGGCGAGATCGCCGATGTCCTGATCGAGCTCAAGCTCGAACTGCCGTTCCAACAAGTGGGAGAGGGGCCGATCGACGTCACGGGCCTGGCGGCGCTGGTGGGGCGGATGGTAACAGTGCGGCTCGCCCATGATCTCCCGGACCTCCCGCTGTTCCCCACAAAGGTGGAGATCTCATGACCGTCGAACGCTTCCCGCTGGATCAGATCGCGCCGAATCCTTTCCAGACCCGCCAGGCTGAGGATCCTGCCGATGTCGCGCGCCTGGCGGAGTCGATTGCCCAGGTCGGGCTTCTGCAGATCCCTGTCGGCCGCCGGGATAAGGACAAAGGCGTCGTGCAGCTGGCTTTCGGCCACACGCGCCTGGCCGCCTTCAAGGCGTTGACACAGGAAGCGCACGCAGATCCCAAGACGGAGCGCTGGGATTACGACCAGATGCCCGTCGATGTCCGGGCTCTCACCGACCTGGCGATGTTCGAGTTGGCCATCCGGGAGAACGTCGATCGCAAGGACTTGACCCCGATCGAGGAGGCCCGGGCGATGGCCACCTACCGCGATCAGTTCAGCAAGACGTCGGACGATATCGGCGAGCTGTTCGGGCTTTCCGGCTCGGCGGTGCGCAACAAGATGCGGCTGCTCGAGCTCCCGGCATCGGTGCAGGAGAGGGTGCAGGCCGGCGAGATCCAGGAAGGGGCAGCCCGCCGGCTCCTGGCTCTGAATCGGATTGCACCTCAGGCGATCGAGAAGGTCGCCGAGGACTTGGTCAAGAACAAGGTCGAGACGTCGGAGGCGATCTTTCAACGCGTGGCCGACGTCCTCAACGAGCAGGCCTTCCTCATGGGCGCGAACCGCTACTACCGGGCTCAGGCCGACGAGGAGGATGACGATGACGGGAAGGGCCGCGCCGGGACGGGCCTGTGGCCGCTGACCTGGAAGGGCGGCGTGCAGGCGCCGACGCCAGCCGCCCTGTTGAAACTTCTCGAGGCGCACGGGCGACTGGCCAGCGACGAGATCGAGCCCGCCGCGCTTGCGCCCTACATAGCCGCGCTCGCCTCGGGCACGGACGTCGCCGGCGTCGTGAAGCTGTACGGGATCGGCGAGGAGCTCGCCGCGTGGATCGGTCAGTTTGTCGCGCCGCCCCCCTGCAGCTCGTGCGAGTTCCACCAGGTGCTCGACGGCGCGCACTACTGCGGCATCAAGGCTTGCTGGGAGCAGAAGCGCAAGGCCTGGATCTCGGCCGAGACGGCCCGCCTGTCCCGGAAGCTCGGTATTCCCGTCTACGATCCCGGCGGCGACGGGAAGGCTTTCGTGAAGGCGCCGACTCGATGGATTGACAGCTCTGAGGCCCTCGACCCCGCCTGGCAGAAGATGCTCGAGGCCAAGGACAAGAGCCTGCGCCTCAAGGGCACGACGCCTGACTACCGTCCGCATGCCGGCACGAAGTCCTACGTCGTCGAGCTCGTCCGCGTCGGCAAGCCGGCCGAGCAGGCGAAGGCGGCCGACAAGCGCCGAAACCGCCAGGCAGGTGGCCAGCACTACGACTACGCAGCTGAGGAGCGTAAGCGCCGGGAAGCGCAGAAGCGGGGAGACGCCTCCATGCAATTCCTCGAGCGCGAGGCGACGCCGCTCTTCGCCCCGCTGCTCAAAGGCCTGGACAGCCCGGGCATTCTCGAGGTCCTGGCTATGACGACGGGCCGGAAGTACGGCCCCTGGCGAAAGAAGCTGCCGGCGAAGAAGGCGGCTCGCTGTGCGACGCTGCGCGGCATGATCGTCTTCGACCTGCTGCAGGAGGAACTCACCGGGCATGACGTCCGGAGGAAGGGCCCGGCGGCCACGGCCAAGCACCTGCAGGGCGTGGCCCAGAGCCTGGGCGTGAAGCTGCCGGTGGACTGGTTGAAGCGCGCCGAAGCCCTCGAGCCCAAGGCGCAGGGTGTTTCCACGGAAACGGACGAGGAGGAGTGATGGCCTTCCGTCCGACGACCGTCAACATTCTGGGGAAGTCCTACGCGATCACTTACTGCGATCGCCCTTCGGATGTTGACCTCTATGGCCGGCAGTCGCTCTGGGGCCAGTGCGATTATTGGAGCAGGACCATCCGGATCTACGACAACGGACGGAACGACGCCGATGTGCTCCAGGGCTTGCTCCACGAGTGTCTACATGCCATCGACTCCGAGTTGGGCCTGGGGTTGAAGAAGGACGAGGACGTGGACCGGTTGGCGATGGCCCTAGGAGATCTTCTCTCCCGGAACGGCTGGCTCGCTACCAAGAGGCCTGAGCACGATGAGGACTGAGACGGTTCTCTTTTCCGTCGATCAGCTCTCGCCGCACCCCGACAACCCGCGGCGGTTCTACCACCCAGAGGAGATCGAGGCGCTGGCGATCTCCATCCTCGAGATGGGGGGAGTGGAGCAGGCACTGCTCATTGTTCCCGACGGGAAGCTGCCCGACGGGCGCGAGCACTTCCTGGTGATCGACGGCAACTACCGCCTGGTGGCGGCGCAGTCGCTCGACGGCCGAGTGCCGCGCCTCAAGTGCGAGATCCGGCATGGGCTGTCCCGGCGAGATGTGCTTCTGACGATGGCCAGGACGTCGGTCCTGTGGTTCGCCAAGGATCCCATCAGCGAGGCAATGCATTACCGGAAGCTGATGGTCGAGGAGCGGATGCCGAAGAACGCCATCGCCCGTCAGGTCGGCCACTCGGAGGCTCTGATCACGGCCCGGCTGCGGCTGCTCGATCTCGACCCCGCAATCCAGGAGCTCGTGGCCACCGGCCAGCTCACGAAGGACCCGCGAGCGGCCGATGCCCTCCTCTCTGTCCAGGATGTGAAAGCCCGCGTGGCGCTGGCGAGGCAGCTGGCGAACCGGAGGGCAACCCTCAAGTCGATCGTGGCCGCGTGTGAGCGGTATCGCCAGATGCAGGCTGATCAAGAGAAGCAGAGCCGGGTGCAGTCCGCCCGCCGCAGCGGCAGGGCGCCTTCGATCACCCTGGCTGTCGAGGCTCTGGGCGACGAGCTTCCTGAGGGTCGCGCCTTGTCCTTGCGCCCTGTGGCGCGAGCGGTCTGCCAGGCCTGCGAGATCCGTGAAGGTTCGCTGCCCGATGTCGCCGAGCCGGCTTGGGCGCTCCTGTCCCATGCCGCCGGCGAGACGTGTGGCGCCTGCAACCTGGCGGATGTTGTGCTCGCCTGCCAGGGATGCCCTCTCCCGGAGACCCTCATCCGCCTGGCGCGGGTGACGGCCGGATTGCCCAGGTGATCGAGGCCGATCAGATGGTGGACCTGGCTGTGGCCTTTGGCCGACTGCAGGGCGGGACGGACCCGCGCCTGGTCTCCCGCTCGATGGGGGATCGGGAAGTCTGTCTCCTGCGGAGGGCGGTCGACTCGCGAAACGTATCCGGAGCGAACCGCTGGACCGAGGAGGAACAGGCCTTCGTCCGGGAGATGCTGGGATACATCGGCCTGGAGGAGATCGCCAGGGCGCTGGGCCGGTCGAAGGATGCCGTGAAGATCCTCTACACGCGCAAGGGCTGGCCGGCGCCGTCGAAGCAGCTGCACGAACTCACGGCCCACAAGATAGCCGTCATCATGGGGAAGTGCGTGAAGACGATCATCTTCATGATCGAGCTCGGCATTCTGCCCGGGCGGGTCATGCCGGGCAGCCTCCGGAAGATCTACCTGATCCGGCGCATGACCTTCGAGCGGTGGCTGGTCAACCCGGCCAGCTGGATCTACTTCAAGCACGAGAGGATCGGGGATGTGCGCCTCCGCCGGCTGGTCGAGCTGGCTAAGAGCCGCTGGCCGGATGAGTGGCTGACGACGGGCCAGGTCGCCCAGCTGTCCGGCCTCAAGAATTCCAACTCGGTCGAGGCTCGGATCAAACGCGGGAAGCTGCCGGCGCGCCGCTGGGCCAACTGGCATGTCCTCCGCTCGGACGCGGAGAGACTGCAGATCGTTCCAGGCAGGGGCTCACCCGGCCGCTCGCGCCTGCCATTCACGGAGCGCGGGGACAGCTTCCTGCAGTTCGCCCGCGCAGAGGGCAAGGGCTGGGCCGAGATCGGAAGACTGATGGGGCCTCGCTACAGCGAGAAGCGGGCGCCCTACCGGTACGCCCAACTGCAGAAACGCCGGCAGACCTACCAGGCGCAGAAGGAGGCATTGTGAGCGAGGTTCGTGTGCGCGCACGTTCGATGCTCTGGCTCCTCGAGGATGGCAAGGCCCCGATCGAGGAGAAGATCGCCCGCGCCGCGGCCTTCTATGAGGCCAAGTACGGCAAGAAGGCGACGCGCTGCAAGTTGAACCCGCGGTCGTTGCGGGCCGGCGAGAGCTTCCCCGTGGCGGTGGGTGAGACCAAGGTGCTGGTCGACATCCGCGTGCTGGTCGGGCACGTGACGATCGGGGCGGACTGAAATGCCGGTCGAGCTGCGGCAATCAACTGAGCGCTGGAATGGCGGGCCCCTGACCTGGTGGCCCGTCACGCGGGCCGATGGCAGGAAGAGCGCGATGGTCACTTGCGCCAACGGCCACACCGCTTCCCTGGCGGATCACACGATCGGGATGGGCGGCTATGTGACGCCGAGCCTCGTGTGCCCGGAGGACGGCTGCGGCTGGCACGAGTGGGTGATGTTGGACGGCTGGGATTCGGGAACGCTTGGCGAGGAGCCTGCCACAGTCTGATGGCCACCGTAACGCTCGGCCACGCCGGCCGCAAGGCGATCGTCCTGGATCTGCCGACGGTGCTGCGAACCCGGCTTCTGCTCACAGCGAACAGTGGTGGGGGCAAGTCCTGGCTCCTGCGCCGGATCGCCGAGCAGCTGTTCGGCAAGGTCCAAGTGCTCCTCATCGACCCCGAGGGCGAATTCGCCAGCCTCCGTGAGAAGTACGGCTACGTCCTGGTGGGCAAGGGCGGGGAGACGCCGGCGGATGTCCGCTCGGCTGCGCTTCTAGCTCACAAGCTGCTCGAGCTCAAGGCGTCGGCCGTATGCGATCTTTTCGAGATGAAGCCGAGCGAGCGGCATCGGTGGGTGCGGCTCTTCCTCGAGGCGCTGATCGACGCGCCCAAGAGCCTCTGGCACCCCGTCGTGGTGATCGTCGACGAATCTCAGATGTTCGCCCCCGAGAAAGGCCAGGGAGAGAGCGAGGCCAAGGAGGCGATGATCTCGCTCGCCAGCCGCGGCCGGAAGCGTGGCTTTGGCGCTGTCCTGGCCACCCAGCGTCTCAGCCGGCTCGACAAGAACGTCAGCGCCCTCATGCTGAACCGGTTGATCGGGCAGCACTTCGAAGACGTCGACGTCGACCGTGCCCTGGATCTCCTGTCGATCTCGGGGAAAGCCGCCCGACTCCAAGCAGCCCTGGAGATGAGGACCTTCGAGCCCGGGACGTTCTACGCGTTCGGACGGGCTCTCTGTTTGGTGCGGACGCTCTTCCGGGTCGGGCCGATCGAGACAACGCACCCCGACGTCGGCGCCGAGGTCCAGGCTCCCGCCCCTCCGCCGGCGCCGGAGAAGGTCAAGAAGCTCCTGCCGGCGCTGGCCGATCTCCCGAAGCAGGCCGAGGACCAGGCGAAGGATATGACGTCCGCCCGCCAGCGGATCGCCGAGCTGGAGCGCGAGCTACGGGCCCGGCCGGTCCAGATCGAGCCGAAGGTCGAGCGGGTCGTCGAGCGCGTCGAGATCCCAGTCTTCTCAGATGGCGAGCTGAGCCGGCTCGAGGCGGCGGCCGCTGCACTCGTGGCCAGCGGGAAGCAGATCGCCGGTGTGGGCGAGGAGATCGGGACGGCGCTTAGGTTGCGGGCGGTGCAGCCGGCCTTCCAGGCTCCGGTGCGATCGGTTGGTGCGTCGACAGCAAGGGCTACCTTCAGCAAGGGCTACTTGTCTCGCCCAGCTCCGGAGCCAACTTCACGACTTCCCGGAAGTCGTGCAAACGGGGATCCGTCTCTCTCGAAAGCCGAGCGCAGGATCCTCTCCGTCCTGGCGCAGTATCCCCAGGGGCGCACCCAGACCCAGGTGGCGCTGCTGGCGTCCTATGCGTCCTCGGGTGGCGGCTTCCTCAACGCCGTCGGATCGCTGCGCACCAAGGGCTGGATCCGGGGCGCCAAGCAGCAGCTCGAACTCACACCTGATGGCCAGGCTGCGATCGGGGACGCCTGGGAACCGCTGCCCCCGCCCGGGCCCGAGCTCGTGGATCACTGGCTGCGATCGTCACACTTCGGCCGGGCGGAGAGGGAGATCCTGCGGGTCCTGGGCGAGGTGTATCCGTCGACGCTCACGAAAGAAGAGGTCGCAGAACGGACCGTCGGAACTGGCGGTGAGCCGTACGTGGCCACCGGCGGCGGCTTCCTGAATGCGCTCGGCAAGCTCCGGACCCTGCAGTTGATCGAGGGCGCGGCGGAACTGAGGGCGAGCGAGGACCTGTTCGGATGAACCTCGACCAGGCCTTGCATCTGGCTGTAGGTCTGAGGCTCGCCCTCGAGCCGGGCTGCGTTCGCATCGAGATCGCCGGCAGCGTGCGGCGGGGGAAGCCGGAGCCGCACGACTTAGAGATCGTGGCGATCCCCAAGAGCACATTCGTTGCCACGGGCAATCTCTTTGGCGAGATGAGCGAGCTGGAGATGGACCACTTCGAGCCTGCGCTCCGTGATGTCCTCGCCGGCGGCCGCTGGGAGTTCGATCCCACCATCAAGCGCAATGGCCCCCGCTACAAGCGGCTGCGGGAGGTCGATACGGGGATGTGCTGCGACTTGTTCTTGGCGACGGTGGCAGGATGGGGCGGCGCGCTGGCCATCCGCACCGGGCCGGCCGAGTTCAGTCAGGGACTTGTCACGCTGGCCCTGCGTCAGGGGAAGCATGTCGCCGATGGCTACCTAATCCACGGACACCCCAAGCCGGAAGGCGGCTGCCCCAAGGGGTCGAGGTGTCCTCTGATCCTCCCGACGCTCACAGAGGCCGCGTTCTTTTCAGCGCTGGACCTGGAGTGGTGTGAGCCTCGGGACCGAAGGCATGCGGCGGAGACTGCGCGACGCCCCGGCCAGCCCGTCACCTCGCTGGCGCTCGGTCACGAGGCCGGGGCCGCAGACTCCGCCGAGGGAGGCCCCCGATGACAGAAGTGAAGGCGAAGTACGTGGCGGGGGAGCCCGTGGATCAGACAGAGTACACCCCCGCCACGCTGAGAGCGGCGTTCTCCGACCCGACGAGGTACGTCCTGCCTCCTGGCTCGATGACGTTGGAGCCCGAGCAGAAGGTGGCGGGCAAGTTCGCCGACGCCTGGGCGCGGGCCCAACTCAAGAGCAAACTGATCGGAGATGGCCTCTGCCTGACACACGGCGTCTACTCAGTGGACGAGGACAACCCCGACGGCGACTGCAAGGTGTGCATTGCCCAGGCCGAGGTCGCGGAGTTGCGGGGGCGCATTGAGGCCACCGTGGAATTGATACTGTCCGAGGACGACCCGGACGCGCCAGGGAAGCCGTGGCTGGTAGGCCACGTTCTGCGAAGGCTGGCCCCGATGTTGGATGGGGACACCGCGTTGCCGCCCGCTGAGATTGCGGCTACCTCGAAACACCTGACGTGGACAACGCCGTGGGTCATGGGGGCCTGTGCGCTGTTCGACGCTCGTCTCGCCCCGTTCTGGACTAAACGCTCAATCAACGAATGGCTATGGTTTGACGACGTTGCAGAGGGTTGGCGTGCATATGACCTAATCGCCCTGAAGGTGGCGCGTAACAATGCGGGAGACGCCCAGGCGGTCGAGTTCTACGTTGGGCCACTCTGCCTCTCTGTGTTCTTTCTTTCGCAGTCTCCGGCAAAAGAGGGAGGGATGACGTGAGCGACCAGACGGCGTTGGAAGAGTATCGGGATGCCGCTGAGGCCATTCGCATCCAAGTCGCTCCCCGCTCTTGGAGTAGCCGTGCCATCTTGGCCCTGTGGGATGCGTTAGAAGCGGCGCAGGCGCGGGAGGAGGGTGGGGCCGCCGTGCTGTGCGAGAACTACCACGAGATCAGCATGGTTCAGGGGCCGCACTGCTACAACTGCGCCCGCCGCGACGGCTGGCCCTGGATGGGCAGACCGACCAACGCCTGCGCCAACTTCAAGCCGACAGCGTTGGCCGCCTCGGGCACAGCCTCGGGCACAGCCTCGGGGGAGGAGAGTGCGTTCAGCGCACGCCTGAGACAGACGACGGCGGATGCATTGGGCGTGGACCCGTCACAAGTGAAGGTGGTGGGGCCTGTAGAGGAGACGCCATGACGGGGGCCACGATCGAGATTGACATGAGCAAGCCGTGTCCGCGTTGCGGCAAGATGGGCGCAGCAAACGGCGGGCCGTGCCTCAAGTGCGTGCTGAAGGCGGTGAAGAAGGGCGAGTTCGACGAACGCCTAGCGCCGCTGAGGGAGCGTCAGTCCACCCCAACGACCGTAGGAGCGACGGGAGAGCAGGGACTGGACCGTGCAGGCGGAGTACAAGGGTTAGGGAGAGGAATTGGAGATGACAGAGACGCGAGCGGCCTACAACGTGGGGCTCCGGATGCCGACCCAGCCTGAGATCGTGCTTCGTGTCGCTGTGGGGCGGCCCTGGCGCTGCGCCACGGGCCAGCATGTGCTGGGCCAGGTCGTTCGAGAGGGCGGCGTGCGCCGGCTTCATATTGAGGCCGGGCATGTCATCACCGGGCACGCCATGATCTACTGCCCGGAGTGTTCGCAGCTCAAGGAATGGCACAGCGCTGGCGATGCCCTAAGCCAGGTTCTATCGAGGCGCGGGGCGCCTGTTGACAGGGCTGCCGGCGGGGGCTAGTATTGGGGGAACAATCTAGGCCACCCCCGCAACTGTGCACGGGGCGGGGGCCAGTCAGGAGATGGGCGCCCTGGCAGTTGTCCCGAGAGGGATCTGCCAGGGCGCTTTTGCGTTCAGGAAGGACATGCCGAGAAATGCACCGCGCGGATGTGGGGCGCCGGGTTGCCCGGAGCTCGTTCAAAAAAAGGGGGGGCGGCTCTGTCCACGCCACGCCGAGGAGGAGCGGAAGCGCTACGAGGAAAGCCGCGGCTCTGCAGCTCGGCGGGGCTACGACCGGCGATGGCGGAGGCTCCGGCTGCTCTTCCTGGCTGCGCACCCGATTTGTGCCGACCCGTTCGGGGAGCATGGCGGCGGCGTCGCGGCGGCAAGCGAGGTGGACCACATGGTTCCGCGGGACCAGGGAGGAACGGACGACGAGGAGAACCTCCAGGCCCTGTGCAAGTCCTGTCACTCTCGGAAAACGGCCACGGAGGAAGGGCATTGGGGAGGGGGACCTTAATCTCTGGGGCCTGCGGCGTGTAGACCGTTGGGCAAGCTCGCGAGCGCGCCCGCGAATATGCGATTTCGTTGCGACGGATAGAGCATGATCAGAGGCAGAAAGCCGAAGCCTACCAAGCTCAAGCGGCTCGCTGGCAATCCCGGCAAGCGGCCGCTCAATCAGCACGAGGCGCGGATCCCTCCGGAGATCCCGACGTGTCCTTCGCATCTTCTTGGCGAGGCGCGGAAGGAATGGAACCGGATGAGCGCGGAGCTGTACAAGGCCGGCTTGCTTACTCTAGTTGATCGGGCTGCGCTCGCCGGCTATTGCCAGGGCTGGGCCCGGTGGGTCAAGGCCGAGAAGCAGCTCACGAAGCGCGGCGAAGTGGTGCTCGGTGTGAATGGGACGTTGAAGGTGAACCCCTGGCATACCGTCGCCAAGAACGCGAAAGAGGAGATGCGGAAGTTCCTCATCGAGTTCGGCATGAGCCCTGCGAGCCGGTCTCGGGTGCAGGCGGCCGAGATGGAGCAGGGGACATTGGCGGATTGGCTCTTTGCGAAAGCGAAGGCAGAAGCGAAGGCGAAGACAGAAGAGACAGAATGACGAAGTCCAACGGGCGCAAGAAGTCCAGCGGTTTCTATTTCGACGAGCAGGCCGCCGATCTTGCGGTGATGTTCTTTGAGAAACTTCTCATTCACGTGAAGGGCGAATGGGCGGGCGAGCCCTTCATCCTCTCGTCTTGGCAGCGCGACGACATTATCCGGCCTCTGTTTGGCTGGAAGAGGAAGAGCGATGGGACGCGCAGATATCGACGCGCCTACATCGAGCTCCCGCGGGGCAATGGGAAGTCAACCCTCGTGGCCGGAATCGCCCTCTTGCTTGTCTTCGTGGACGATGAACCGGGGGCCGAGGTGTACGGCGCGGCCTCGGATCGGGAGCAGGCGGCGATCGTGTTCGACCTGGCCAAGCAGATGGTCGAGGCGTCGCCGGTGCTGAGCCATCGGGCGGAGACCTATAAGCGCTCCGTCGTCGTTCCCTCAAGCGCGAGCGTCTATCGGGTCCTGAGCGCGGACGTCAAGACGAAGCACGGCTTCAACGCGCACGGTGTGATCGCCGACGAGCTCCATGCCTGGCCGAGCCGCGAGTTGTGGGATGTCTTGACGACCGGCACTCGCTCTCGCCGGCAGCCGCTAGTCGTGGCCATCACCACAGCCGGCTATGACCGCGAGAGCATCTGCTGGGAGCAGCACGAGTATGCCCGCCAAGTTCTGGAAGGGATCATCGTTGACGATGAGTTCTTCGCCTATGTCCGGGCCGCGGATGAAGAGGACGACTGGACGGATCCCAAGACCTGGCGCAAGGCGAACCCAGGCCTAGGCGTGACGGTGAAAGAGGAGTACCTGGCGGCCGAGTGCAAGCGGGCCCAGCTGACGCCAGCGTATCTGAATACCTTCCTGCGCCTCCATCTGAACCGCTGGACACAACAGGATGTGCGCTGGCTGCCTCTCGAGGCCTGGGACGACTGCGATGCCGAGGTCGATGTGGTTGTGGGCCAGGCCGGTTTCGGCGGGCTAGATCTGGCCAGCACGGTCGACATCGCATCGTTCCTCCTGGACTTCCCGCCCGGCCCGGATGATCCCGAGCTCCACACGGTCCTGCCGTTCTTCTGGATCCCCGAAGAGAACATGCGCGAACGGGCGCTGAGGGACCGAGTGCCCTACGACGCGTGGGTTCGCCAGGGCTTCATTAAGGCCACTCCCGGCAACGTCATCGACTACGCACAGATCGTGGCCGACATTGTCGAGCTGGGCAAGCGGTTCCATATCCGAGAGATTGCGTTTGACCGATGGGGTGCCATCCAGATGAGCCAGCAGCTCGAAGCTGAGGGCTTCACGATGGTGGCGTTCGGCCAAGGCTTTGCCTCAATGAGCGGCCCGACGAAAGAGCTCCTGCGCCTCACGCTCGACAAGAAGATCGCGCACGGCGGGCACCCGGTGCTCCGGTGGATGGCAGACAACATGATGGTGACGACGGATCCGGCGGGAAACATGAAGCCCGACAAGAAGAAGAGCCGGGAGAAGATCGACGGCATCGTGGCGCTGATCATGGCGCTCGACCGGGCGATTCGCCAGGGCGAGTCCGGGTCGGTGTATGAGACCCGGGGGCTCGTGACGTTATGACTCCGAGGCCTGCCTTGGACGCGCGGGATCTCGTCGCCTTCGTAGGGCTGGCGATGATGGGTGTGGGCCTGTGGCTCGTCTCTCCATCGCTGGCGCTCATCGTGGTCGGGGCCGTGCTGCTCCTGGGTGCGTTGCTGTCGGCCGAGCTCGCCGCCCGACGGGTACGCCGTAGCGGGGGTAGAGACTGATGGGCCTTCTCGTCCGCGCGATGGAGGAGCGTTTCCACCCGTCGCAGGAGCCTCCGAAGTGGCTCCTGGCCTCGGCCTTCGGATGGGAGACGGCCACCGGCGTCCACGTCACGCCCGAGAACGCCCTCCAGGTGACGGCCGTCCTGGCTTGCGTCCGTGTGCTTGCGGAGAGTGTCGCCTCGCTGCCGCTCGTGGTTTACCAACGGCTGCCGGGTGGGGGCAAGAGGCGGGCGACCGATCACTACCTGTACCCGCTCCTGCACAACCAGCCCAATCCCGAGATGACGAGCCTTGAGTTCCGCGAAACGAAGATGGGCCACTTGCTTACGTGGGGCAACGCCTACGGGGAGATCGAGCTCGACGGATTCGGCAGAGTGCGCGCTGTCTGGCCGTTGCGGCCCGACCGGATGAAAGTCCGCCGGCGCCAGGGTCAGCTCCAGTATCTCTACCGCCTCCCCGAGTCGGTGGGTGGCAATGAAATCACCCTGCCCAAGGAGCTCGTCTTCCACGTGAAGGGGCTGGGCTTCGACGGCTTGGTCGGCTACTCGCCGGTCTCCCTGGCGCGCCAGGCGATCGCTCTGGCGATGGCGACGGAGGAGTACGGGGCGCGTTTCTTTGGAAACGATGCGACGCCCGGGCTGGTGCTGCAACACCCCGGAAAGCTCAAGCCCGCGGCGGAGAAGAACATCCGCGAGTCCTGGCAGGAGGAGTACGGACCGCTTAAGAAAAAGCACCGGATGGCCATTCTCGAAGAGGGGATGAAGGCCGAGAAGATCGGCTTCCCTCCCGAGGATTCTCAGTTCCTGCAGACCCGTCGCTTCCAGGTGGCCGAGATCGCGCGCATCTACAACGTGCCGCCGCACAAGATCGCCGATCTCGAGCGGGCGACGTTCTCCAACATCGAGCACCAGGCCATCGACTTCGTCACCGGCTCGGTCCGGACCTGGCTGGTCCGTTGGGAACAGGCGATCCTGCGGGACCTGTTCACGGCGGCCGACCGCAGGGAGTTCTTCGCCGAATTCCTGGTCGACGCGCTCCTGAGGGGCGACACGCAGACGCGCTACCAGGCCTACGCCACGGCCCGTCAGTGGGGCTGGTTCAACGCCAACGATATCCGGGAGCTCGAGAACCAGAACCCCATCAAGGGCGGCGACGTCTACCTGGTCCCGCTAAACATGATCCCCGCCGACCAGGCCGGCGCCGGCGTGCGTTCGCTCGATGGCCGCACGGTGTCGGCCGACCCCCACGGCGAGCAACGCGCACGCCAGGCTGGCCTCTCCCGCCGGCGGCTGGCCACCGCCTATCAGCGCGTCTTCGCAGATGCGGCCCGGAGGGTTGTCCGCCGGGAGATCCAGGACGTGCGCGAGGGCGCGCGGAAGCATTTCCGCCAGCGCGGCTTCGCCGAGTTCAGCTTGTGGCTGGAGACGTTCTACGAGGAGCACAAGGACTTCATCCTGCGCCAGATGGCGCCGGCTTTCAACAGTTACGCCGAAGTCGTCGCGGCCGCGGCGGCCGATGAGGTGGGCGCCGAGCCGGAGGTGACGCCCGAGCTCGAGCAGTTCGTCGGTGAGTACGGCGAGGCCTACGCCAGCCGGCACGTGGGCTCGAGCATCGGCCAGGTGCGCCAGGTGGCGCGCGAGGCCGTCGAGGCTGGCCGGGATCCCATCGAGGCGTTGGACGAGCGCTTCGCCGAGTGGGAGGAGCGGCGGCCGGACAAGGTCGCTCAGTGGGAGACGATCCGCGCCAACAACGCCGTGGCCAGGTTCGTCTTCCTGGTGGCCGGGATCGCCCGCCTGCGCTGGAACGCTCAGGGCGAGAACTGCCCGTACTGCTCGCGGCTGAATGGCAAGGTGATCGGGATCCAGGGGAACTTCCTGAGCGCGGGGGAGTCGTTCCAGCCGAGCGGCGCCGACGTGCCGCTGGTGAACGATCACGACGTCGGGCATCCGCCCGCGCACGAGGGGTGCGACTGCATGGTGACGGCCGAGGGCGGGCGATCGCGGGATCTTCTCGACGAGCCGCGAAGCGAGAGAGGAGCCGAGGCGAGCCATTCGCTAGCGATCGCCCGGGTCCTGGCCATGAACGCCAAGGCACTCGAGGCTTTGGGGCAGGTCGTGGTTGGCCAAGTGCCAGCGGCTGATATGCAGCCGGTGGCCGACGCGATGGAACGAGGGATGAGCCGCATGGGCGAGGCGATCGACGGCCTGAAGCTGCCGGCGCCGGAAGTCAGGTCCGAGCCGCGCATCGAAGTGCCGGCGGCCGATATGCAGCCGGTGGCCGACGCGATGGAACGGGGGATGGGGCGCGTGGGCGAGGCAATCGCCGCCCTGAACCTGCCCGCGCCGGAAGTCAAGGTAGAGGCGCACATCGAGCCGGCTCCGGTGACGGTCGTGAATCAACCGACCTACCCGAAGCGGATGAAGGAAACGCAGAAGGTCCGTCGCCGCGACGGGCAGATAACGGAGATCGAAGGCGAGAGGGAGTACTTCGAGCGCTGATGGGCAAGATCACGCTCTCCACGCCCCAGGGGCAGAAGATCACCCGGGCACAGCTCGAGGCGGACGGCACGCTGGGCGGCATCGTAAACGTCGACGTGGCCGCTGGCGCAGGCGTTGTGGAGAGCAAGCTGGCGCTCAATCAGCCGACACATGCCGAGGACCACGCGGCGCGTCATGCGACTGGGCAGCCGGACATCCTGACGCCGGCGGCGATCGGGGCTTCGTCCTCGGGGCATGGCCATGTCGGTGTCTATGAGCTGGCGGGCGCGGTAGCGGCCCACGAGGCCGCCGCCGACCCGCACGCGGGCTACCAGAAGGAGACGGAGAAGGGTCAAGCGAATGGCTATGCCTCGTTGGGCGCCGGAGGGCAGGTCCCGATGGCCCAGCTGGCCAGCGGCCTGCCGGATGGGACGAAGTTCGTCCGTGATGATGGCACGCTGGCCACCCCCGCCGGCGGGGGTGGCGGCCTGAGCCAGGCGCAGGTGCTGGCCCGCTTGTCGGTGGGATTCTGATGATCCTCGACACGACTTCCAAGAGCGTGCGGGCCTTCTTGGGCGAGGCGATCGCCGCGAGCAATCCGCACGCCATCTCGGACTGGGCGGACGTGACGGCCACGGCCTTCACGCCGGGCAATCTGATGACCGTCCTGAACGGGACGACGCCTGTCACGATCGTGGCGTCGCCGGCGGCTTCGACGCAGCGCCAAACGAAGTACCTCGACTTCTTCAACGTCGACACGATCCCGCATGTCATCACGGTCGAGATGTACGACGGCACCAACCAGCGGACGCTCGTCAAGGTCACCCTGGAGGTGGGCGAGCAGCTCATCTGGCAGGATGGCGCCGGCTGGATGGTGCTCAATGCCGCCGGCGCACCCAAGGCGGCCGGCACGATTGTGCGGATGGGGCAGCTGCTACGGGGCGCTTTCGATGCGGCCAACCTGACGGCGGCGCTCGCTCTCGCTTCGACCCAGACATTCTATGTCTGGCTGGGCGTCTGCCCGAAGAGCTCGAGCTCGATCACCCTGCGCTTCCGGGTGACGACCGCCGCGGTCACGATCACTTGGGCCGAGGCAGCCGTGTACCGGGGCGTCCCGGTGCTGGCCGGCAACCCAGCACTGACCCTCCTCGGCTTCGCCAACGTGGCAGCCGTCGTCAACTCTGTTGGCCTGAAGAGCCAGGCGGTTTCCCTTTCGGTCGCGGCCCAGCCGGGCGACGAACTGTGGGCGGCCATCGGCAACCAGGCGACGACCGCGGCGGCGATCCGCGCGGCCCTTGCCGACGATCTGCAGTCGGGGCTGTTTGCCAGTGAAGTCAATCGACCTTCGACGGGCGGCGGCCGAGTGCCCGCCCTGGGTGGCGCGGCCGTGGCGCTGCCCTGGATCACGGCCTTTGTGAGCTGAGATGTTCGACGAGCTGGATTTCGAACCGCTGGGTTTCGAGACTGAAGGAGGTCCACCTCCGCCGACCGACGGAGGCTACCGTCGATGGGCCGAGGCCAGCCTGGAGCCTGACGAAGAGGAAGAGTTGGCCGCGCTAATTGCGTAGCCAGAGGGAGGTTGAGCGATGACACCGCTTCGAGTTCATTCCACGGGTGTGACGGACACAGACAGGGAGGCGGCCTTGCCCGATCGCGAGGTCCGGACGTTCCGGATGGATGAGATCCGGGTGGCGGGCACGGCGACCGAGCCGGTGATCGAAGGAAAGGCGGCGGTCTATGGGGTGCCCTCCGAATACATCGGCTTCATCGAGGAGATTGAGGCCGGCTTCTTCGAGGGCGTCCTGGACAACGACGTCCGCGCCCTGTTCAACCACGACGCGAACTACGTCATGGGCCGGACCACGTCGGGGACGCTGGAGCTGAGGGACACCCCCGAGGCGTTGGAGACCCTCATCCGCCCACCCGGCACGGCCCTCATCCGCGACCTAGTGCTCGAGCCGATGCGTCGAGGCGACATCAACCAGATGTCGTTTGCCTTCCGCGTCAAGACCGGTGGCGATGAGTGGCGGACCGACGAGAGCGACCTGTTCCACCGGACGCTCAAGAAAGGCGGATGTGAACAGCTGTTCGACGTATCGGTCGTCACCGATCCGGCATTCCCACAGACGAGCGCGCAGGTGCGCTCGAAACTCCAAGAGCTGCGGTCCCAGCTGGCCGCCGCCCGGGGCCAGGCGGCCCAGGCGAAGGAAGGCGATCCCCAGGTGCAGGCGCGCCTGGACCAGATGCGCCGCGAGCTGGAGCTGCACACCTAGCGACAGAACAGGAGGCAAGGCATGAATCTTCGTGAACTTCTCGAGAAGCGGGCAGGCTTGGTCGCACAGGCGCGGGCCTTGCTCGACAAGTCCGGTACGGAAAAGCGGGCCCTGACGGCCGAGGAACAGGCCCAGTGGGACCGGATCATGGGCGAGGTCACTGGCCTGACAGGCACGATCGACCGCGTTCAGCGGCAGGGAGCCCTCGAGGGCGAGCTCGAGCAGCCCCTCAACGCCCCGCACAAGCCCGAGCCGGCCGGCGCGCGCGCATCGAACGATCCGCGCGAGTCGGCGGAGTACCGCGCCGGGTTTGACCGGTTCCTCCGGTCGGGCTCCATCAGCCCCGAGCTGCGCGCTCTGCAGTCGGACGTCGACAGCTCTGGCGGCTTCCTCAGCGCGCCGATGCAGTTCGTGCGGGATCTGATCAAGAGCGTCGACGACGCGGTCCTCATCCGCCAGTGGGCGACGGTCCGTCAGGTCGAGGATGCCCAGTCCCTCGGCGTGCCCTCGGTGGAAGCGGATCCGGCCGACGCCGACTGGACATCGGAGCTGGCCACCGGCGGCGAGGACAGCTCCATGTCGTTCGGCAAACGCGAACTGGCCCCCAAGCCGCTGGCCAAGCGGATCAAGGTCAGCCGCAAGCTGCTCCGCCTGGACAAGGATGCTGAAGGCCTGGTGCGCGATCGCCTGGCCTACAAGTTCGCCATCACGTGGGAGAAGGCGGCGATGACCGGGTCCGGCGCCAGCCGGCCGCTGGGCGTCTTCACGGCCTCGGCCAGCGGCATTCCGACGGGTCGGGATGTCCTGGCGGCCGCGTCCGGGACCGACATCACGATCGACGGGCTGATCGACGCCAAGTACTTCCTGAAGGCGGCCTACTGGCCCAAGGCGCGCTGGCTCTTCCACCGCGACGCCGTCAAGCAGCTCGCCAAGATCAAGTCGACCACCGGCGAATACATCTGGCGCGAGTCGGCCCGCGTTGGCGAGCCGGACCGGCTGCTCAACCTGCCGATCCACATCAGCGAGTACGTGCCGAACACCTTCACCACCGGCCTGTACGTCGGGATCCTGGGTGACTTCAGCTTCTACTGGGTCGCCGACAGCCTGGCGTTCGAGGTCCAGCGGCTCGAGGAGCTCTACGCTGAGACCCACCAGGTCGGCTTCATCGGCCGCCTCGAGTCGGACGGGATGCCCGTCTTGGCCGAGGCGTTCGCCCGGGTGAAGCTGCCGTAACCGTAACCGCGATCCAGGGGAGGGCAGCCGCGGGGCTGCCCTCCCCGCCAGGCTCAATGCGGCCCGGACTACCCGGGCCACGGAGGTAATAGCGATGGATCTCTACAGCAACCTGAATTTCGTCCAGAGCCTGGTGCCAGCGGCTCGGACGGCGACCGGCAACGGCGTCGAAGTCGACATCCGCGACTATCACGGCGCGATGGTCGTGATCGGGACTGGCGTGATCACGGATGGCACGCACACGATCGAGGTGAAGGAGGCGGCCGTCCCTGGCGGGGCGTTCACCGCGGTGGCGGATGCCGACCTGCAGGGGACCGAGCCGGCGATCGGCGTCGCCGACGACAACGTGGTCTTCCGTATCGGCTACAAGGGGACCAAGGGAGCCCTGCGCGTGGACGTGACGGTCGCGGGGGCCACGACTGGCGGGGTTTACCAAGCCTCGGTCGTCCGTGGCCATCCGCGCAAGGCGCCGGTCGCCTGACGGGCCGGGCCGCAGACGTAGAGACCGCAGCATGGAGGTGATCCGATGCGGATCCAGATGGTGACGCTCATGGCCGGCCCGGATGGCGTGCTCGAGCCGGGGCAGATCGCGGATCTGCCAAGCGCCCAGGCCAAGGCGCTGATCGACGGGGGCTTCGCCCGGCCGGCGAAGGAAGGAAAGGCCCTGGCGCCGATCGAGACGGAAATGATCAAGCCGCCGGAGACGGCGGTGCTGCCGGATGCCAAGGCCAAGGGTGGGCAGGAGGCGGGTGAGGGCAAGCCGGACGCGGCCGCGTCCGCGAGCTCGGCCAAACCCGAGACGAAGGCTGAGCGCAAGGCGCGGGAAAAGGCCGAGCGGGAAGCCGAAAAGGCCAAGGGTGGGTAGGAACCGATGGGACTGGTGCTGGTGACCGCGCCGGCCACGGAGCCGGTAACCCTGGGAGAAGCCAAGGCTCATCTGCGGGTCGACGTCACCGACGACGACGCGCTGATCAGCGGGCTGATCCAAGGCGCTCGCGAGCAGTTCGAGAACGATACCCGGCGGGCCCTCGTCAGCCAGACGTGGGATCTCATCCTTGATGCGTTCCCCGCTGAGGCCGAACTCGAGCTCCCGCTACCGCCGCTGGCGTCGGTCACCAGCATTACCTACAAGGATCAGGACGGGACCGTCTTGACGTACCCGGCAGCCAACTATGTGGTCGACACGTCGGAGCTGTTCGGGCGCATCGTCCTGAAGTCCGGCTTCACCTGGCCCTCGACGACGCTGTGGGCGGCGGGCGCGGTCATGGTGCGCTTCGTCGCCGGCTATGGGGCGGCCGCAGCCGTGCCGCAGGGCGCCAAGCAGGCGGTCTTGCTCCTGGTGGGGCACTGGTACGAGAACCGGGAGGCGGTGGCCGTGCAGCCGGGGCTTACAGCCGTCGACCTGCCGATGGCCTACGACCGCCTGATGTGGCAGCTGCGCGCGTTGAGTTTCTGAAATGCGCGCCGGGAGGATGCGCCACCGGGTGACGATCCAGCAGAAGGCTCCCACGCGGGACACCTTCGGCGGCGAGGTCGAGGCGTGGAACGCGGTGGCCACGGTCTGGGCCAGCGTCGAGCCTTTGCAGGGGCGAGAGTTCCTGGAAGCCCGCCAGCTCCAGGCCGAGGTGACGACGAGGATCCGCATCCGCTACCGGGCGGGGATCGTGCCGCAGATGCGCGTGGTTTGGGGTAGCCATTTCTATGATGTCCAGGCGGTGATCGAGACCGAGGCGCGGCGGCGGGAGCTACAGCTGATGTGTATCGAGGCGGTGTAGATGGCCAAGGCGGGGGGAACGATTCGGATCAAGGCGAAGATGCAGGGTCTCGACGAGCTGCGGGCTCAACTTCTGGCCAGGGCTGAGTCTATCCGTTCGGTGGCGGTGCGCGCAGCCCAGGCCGGCGCCGGCGTGATTCGGGCGGCGGCCGACGCGGGAGCGCCTAGCCCGGGCAGCGTCGACACGCGGACGGTCGTCCTCTCGAGGAAGGGCCAGGTGCGAGTGGACATCGGCTCGGACAAGAAGCACTGGTACCACAGGTTCTTCGAGCTCGGCGCCGACCCGCACGAGATCAAGCCGAAGCTGGCGAAGCGGTTGCGCTTCGAGGTCGGGGATACGGTGGTCTTCGCCCGGGCGGTGCAGCATCCGGGCATGGCGGCGAGGCCCTTCCTGCGGCCGGCGATGGACGAGCGTCAGGGGCAGGCCGTCGCCGCCGTCGGAGACGTCCTGCGCGGGGCAGTGGAGAACGGCTAGATGGTCATCGAGGAGGCGCTGTACGAGCACCTCAAGAACAACGCCGGCGTGGCAGCCCTGGTGGGCACACGCATCTACCCGATCGAAGCGCCGCAGGAGGCCGCCCTGCCGTACCTCGTCTACCAGCGGATCTCCGGGCCCAGGGTGCGCTCGCACAGCGGGCCGTCGGGCCTGGCGCATCCGCGGTTCCAGATCACCGGGGCCGCCGCGACCTATCCGGCGCTGCGGGGCGTGATGAACGCTGTCCGGGTGGCACTGGACGGCTTCCGGGGAGCGATGGGCGTGGCTTGGACGATCCGCACCAGCGCGGCCGACAACAACTGGTACGGCATTGCCTGGTCGCCTGAGCGCGGCCTGTTCGCGGCTGTGGCCATCAACGGGACGGGCAACCGGGTGATGACCTCGCCCGATGGGATCACCTGGACGATCCGCACCAGCGCCGCCGACAACAACTGGCGCGGCATTGCCTGGTCTCCGGCGTTGGGCCTGTTCGTGGCCGTGGCGGAGACCGGGACGAACAACCGGGTGATGACCTCGCCCGACGGGATCACCTGGACGATCCGCACCACGCCTGCCGACAACAACTGGAATGCCGTCGCCTGGTCGCTGCAGCTCGGTCTGTTCGCAGTCGTGGCCAGCAGCGGAGTCGGCAACCGGGTAATGACCTCACCCGATGGGATCATCTGGACGATCCGTACCAGCGCCGCCGACAATGGCTGGACTGCCATTGCCTGGTCGCCTGAGCGCGGCCTGTTCGTGGCTGTGGCCTTCGCCAGCGGGGTGGGCAACCGGGTGATGACCTCGCCCGATGGGATCACCTGGACGATCCGCACCAGCGCCGCCGACAACAACTGGCGCGGCATTGCCTGGTCTCCGGCGTTGG